GATAGTCTCTTGGAAATTTTCGTCAATATTAAAGTTGACAAAGAAGTCCATTGATGATAAGTATGTATTCACCAACTTATTCATAATGGGTAGATACTGTTTGATAATCTTTGTCTTGATGCCTGTGTCTTGTAAAAGGTTACGAGCAACATCAATGTAAAACTTGTCTTCTGTTAGTTTAGACTTCTGTTCCTCAATGAGTTCAATCTGTCCTTTAAGTTTGGCAAGTTTCTCTTTGTCATCATCAGAGACAGAACCACTCTCGTAGGTTTCGATATCCTTTGCCAGTCTGACATTGAATTTCTCTAGTTCTACAATAGTGGTTCTAATCTTTGCAATCTCAACATCGTGTTTACGAATAGATTCTAGGTCTGCTAGGATTGTGTCGAGTCGATTGGATTCTTCTCGTTCCATTCCTTGTAGATTTCCGATACCGTCTTCAATCTCTCTGATTTTGTCGGTACTGGATTTAATCTTCGTCTGCTTAGTTGATTCTGTAATCGACTGTTCGCAAGTCGGGCATTCATCGTTGTTCTTGAAAAATTCGATTTGACGGTCATGTTCGCCCCTTCTATTTTTAAGTGCAGCTTCTGTTTGTGTTAGTTTCTTTAGTTTAGTCTCTATTCTAACTTTCTCTTCTGCATCATAGGACAGGTTAGATTTATCTAACTCATGTGCCCAGATATCTTCTTGTCTTCCAGAAATAGTAAAGTTATTATCAAATATCTTTTGATGGTTTTCAGCGATTATCTCTGACTTGTTGTTTATCACCTCCTTGATGAATTTTTCTTGCAGAGATGCTTTTTCTTTTGTTAGGTCATATTGATATTCAACATTGCGAGTTTCCTCATTCAGTTCCTTAGACTTGTTCTTGAGTAAGAAATTCATAAGAGAGAATATCTTAATATCAAGAATATCTTCTACCACTTCACGGCGAGCCTTAGTCGGCAACTGCATGAATGGAACAAAGGTAGAAGAACCTAGAATAACAACTTGTGTGAAAGAACGATAGTTCAATCCCATAATCTGTTGTTCTAAATGCTTTTGATAATCACGAGCATTTGCATCCTGATTAATCATCTGGCCATCTATATAGACTTCAAACTTATTGGGTTTGATGCCACGCATAACACGAACACTCTTAGTACCAATCTCAAACTCTACCTCAACGATAGCACCACTACCGTTTACTGAGTTAATCAACTGGTTCTTAGAGATATTACGAAAGGGTTTATTGAACAGTCCAAAGCATAATGCGTCTAGGATAGTAGACTTGCCTGCACCGTTCTCACCAATAATAAGTGTGGTTGGACTTCTATCCAACTGTATTTCTGTAAACTGATTTCCTGTTGAAAGGAAGTTCTTCCAACGAACATATTTAAACGTAATCAAAGTTCTAAATCACTCGCTTCTACATATAGTGACTTCATCATATTGGTGAGTCTTTTCTTATCTAATGTCACATCAAGTTCATCAATGTAACGCTCAAGGAGTGTCATAGTATCTTCTGCATTCTCTACGATTGCATCATCAACATTAGACGCATCCAATTCACTAAAGTCCTCTACAATCTTTACCTCATGGGCTCCAGATTCAGAAAGTACCTTGTCAATGAATCTATCAAACTGATAGAAGTCTTTCTTATTTACTACTATTATCTTAACATACTTTTCCTTCAATGTCAAGACATCAAATGAATTATAATCCATTACACTTTCATCATAGTACACCTTCTCAAAGATAGTGTATGGGTTGATGATTCTTTCTAGTTCTCTTGTGCTTGTGTCAAAGACATGGAAACCTTTAGGGCATCCGTTGTCACTCCATGTCATCTGATAAGTGTTACCAAGATAGTAAACTTGTCCATCATCAGACTTCTTGTGGAAGTGACCAGAGAATACTGTGTCGAATTTGTTTAGGAATTGTTTATCATACCCACCTTCTGCAAAGTGTCCAGCGTGCATCTCAAAACCATTTATCTCTAAGTGGCCCATAGCAACTTGTGCTTTGGTTTCTTTGATGTGTTCCATTGTATGTCCATAGTTGTCTGGACAAATCCAAGGTAGGAAACAGATGGGTGTACCGTCAAACTCGACAGTAGTTGCCTCTGGATAGACAAACATATTAGGATAACGACCCTCTACCAGTTCGGCGAGAGAGTTGACCTCATTAGTATTCTTGTAGAACGTATCGTGATTACCCACCATCATATGAAGGGTAACACCTTTGTCTACAAATCTTTGGATAAACCTTGTGCGAAAGTCTTGAGCAATCTTATACGAAACAAACTTACGTCTGTCCATAACATCGCCCAAGTGAATAACCGTATCAATACCTTCCTTCTCAATATAAGGAAAGAATACCTCTTCCCAAAACTTGTAGAAGTATTCGTTAAATGATAGGTTATCGTTTCTTGCGCCAAAGTGGGTATCAGTTATCAGCGCTATTTTCATTTATTTCTTCACCTTCTTCATCATAAAATTTCTCAAGACCTTTTGGTTCTTTCTTGGTTTTCTTCTTTGGTTTATAGACAGCCTCAGCAGGAAGAAAGTTCTTTTGTAAATATTCTACGAACTGTGCCTGTTCCATATCTTCACCAACTGCAAGAACATCAACATTCATATTCTCAATAATCTTGTGTCGAATGTGTTGTTGTTTCTTTTCTTTTTGAATCCTACGAATGAATGCATAGTAAATGATTTGGGTAAAGTAAGCAAAAGGATTGTTAGATTTTTCTGGATTGAAGTTGTTACAATACTGTAAACAGTTTTCAATGCCATCAGAAATCATTTCATCCCTGTATGTATAATTAATAAAGTTTGGTCTGTATGATAGGTGGTTTGCAATTTTAAGGAAGCACTCTCCAATGTAGTTAGTCACTGGCGGTTGTGGTTCACCAAGTTCCTCTGCTTCTTTGCAACTTTCTTTCCACCCTTTCATGGCTTCTAGAAACTGAGCATTATTAACGTAATGCGGTTTGTTCTTTGGTTTCATAATAACTCCACAGTGTTTGATGGGTATATTCCCAACTATTCATATATAATACTATATCTTGTGCCTGATGTCAATAGTTTAATTTATTTAAATTAATTTAGCAAAACCTCTTGACTTTCTCTTGACAACAGGGTATATTTACTATGCTGGGTTTGAGAATGAATAGATTAGCTAATATCTAGTGTACTAACTTAGAACTGATTCTATAGTCATCCAAGTCATCAAATAAGTCTTCATCTTCAATGCCATCCAAGTCTCTAATAGATGGAGGTGGTACGAAGTCTTTATCCTCGGCTTCCATTCTATTAAGACAGTGTTCATAAAACTTAATCAGTCCATACGAGGCATTTGTGATGATGATTACAGAATGACTAGGTACATCAAAAGTATTTTCTGTAGAGAAGTGAATCCATCTTTGTAGAGAGATTGCTTCCTCAACACCATACTTGGTACTCTTAGGAGTAGAAGAAAGTTTGAGAGGATATTCTATAATGTACTTTGTTGGTTTGACAGGCTCGATTAGTCTGGCAATAATCTCTTCACCATTAGACAACTTCATAATCTTTACGTTATCTTCATTGCTCATTTCATTTTAATCCTGTTGATTGTATAAGTGAATTGTTCTTCATTGAATATATTTATTCGTTCTAAAAAGTGATTGATTGTGAAGTTCTTTTTTGACTTGTATGTAAAGTCATCTGCTATGTCGTATAGGGTAGCTTTATCTTTATTATCTCCAACTCGCAACCCTCTTCCGATTGACTGCAAAACTCTGATACGAGACTTTGAGGGAGAAGAGAACACGATGTTGTGAAGATTACGAATATTAATGCCAGTAGAAAAAGTACCATAGGATGCAATAATAATCGCATCATCTTCTTCTTCAGTAATCGCACGAATGTCTTCCCTCGTTTGTGTATCTGTTCCACCATAAACAAAGAACACCTTTCTGTCTGTCTGACCATCAATCATATCATGTAATATTTTGCCGTGCTTCTCTACATACTGAAACAGAACTAATGTGTTATTTTTCAGACGTAGTGTTAGGTTACGAATAAACTCATTGCGAGCATTGTGGGATACGATGTAATCCATCTCATCTTGATAATTCATATCCTTCACTAGTTTACACTCAGCTTCTGGATATGTCAAGACTAAAGCTTTAATATTAAAATCTGCTAAAGTTTTCTCATCAATAAGTTCTTTAGTAGTTATAACTTTATTTAGTGTACCGAACAACCCCTCTAGTACCAACCTATGTGTTTGCATACCGTCCAGCGTTCCTGTAAGTCCAAAGCGGTACTTGCATTGGTGCAGTTTAGTCAATATGGTTGTAAGTGATTTTGCTTTGAATAGGTGTGCTTCATCCCCCACAATCATACCAAACTGTTGGAAGTAACTGGTGGGCATCTTATATAGAGATTGCCATGTGGATACCACAACATCCTTTGTTACATTCCTGTCGTGTCCACTGTACACTTTCTGAATATGTGCTTCTAACCACCCATAGTCAATAAAGTCTGAAGTCATCTGTTCTACTAGTGATGTTGTGGGAACAAGTATGAGTATCTTATCGTTCTGTTGTTCTTTGAGAAGTAAAGTATAATACCTTACCAAGATATAGATAATGAGTGACTTACCCGAAGCAGTAGGAGATAAAAGGAGAGCACGATGATTTCTAATTGCGTGTTCCACGGCATCAACTTGGTAGTCACGAGGTTTAATAGATTTTCCTCTTGCTCGAAGATTAAGTTGTCGTATGAATCCGTCCAGAATGGGTCGTGTGATTGTTTTTTCATCTTTTAGTTCCTCACTTATTTCATATGGTTCATCGTAGTCATCAAGCCACTTCTCCAAGTAGGGTAACAACCCCATATACAATTCTCCATTTGCTGGAGAATATAGTCTTATCTTACCATCCCAAATACGATTGCGATACGCAGGCATAAACCTTGCGCCTGGCACCTCAAACGTAAAGAAGTCTGATAAAGAACGTGCAGTAGAAGGTTCTGTGTCTACAGTTAAATAGACTTCATTCTTCTTTGATACTTTAGTCAATTAGACCTCACCAAACTCAAACCTACGCCATGCGATTGCGTTCTTAATATTCCACTGTCTATCTGATATGTTTTTTAGATATCGCTCACAAGTATCCACACACATCTCATAGTACTCTACAAGTGCCTGTTGTTTTGCTAAGTCTTCATCTGCATCCAAATAAAGGTGCAAGTCTGCTTTTAGGATTTTGTGGTCGAATGGATTGTCACGATATACTTGAGGGTCTGACTTACCTGTAAAATATTCCCACTTCTCAAGTTTCATACGCTTGAGGTCTTTTCTCTTTGTAATGAGAAGTCCTTTGAAGTGATTAAGGTAGGTTAGGTATTTTTGATGCAGAGCTGCATTTCGTGTAGATTCAGATGCTAGTTCTAAGTCATCTATCTTTAGGTCTTTTTCGGCTTGTTTCTGTATTTCTTCTAGGTTCATTATGTATTCACATCCATATAATAAAAGGCGAGCAGTGAGGTTTGTAACTTGCGTTACTAGATTGTCCTATAAATTTAGAACTCAGAAAAAGATTGTTCAAGTCAACCATTCATCTGCTCAAGGTTATTTATAAAACTTGAAATTCGTAGATATCGTATTTGAAGGTTACTGATGCAGTAAGTTGTTCTGTGTCAGTACCTTGTGTAGTGTAAGATAAACCAGAAAGTGATGTAGGGAAACAGTTCTTGAAGTTCACTCTGAGGTTTGGATTATTTTTGTTTGTTAGAATAGTCAATGTTGCATCACTCATCAGTACTGAAGGTTTACCAGTAGCCTTTGCATTATCTACTTTAGATGCTATAGGATTCATATTCTGTTCAGAACCAATAGCATCTATGTACTGTTGATTATCCTTTGGAAAACCAATACCCACCATCCAATCGTGTATCTCACGATAATTCTCTAGTGCTTCGTTTACTAGGAATGTTACTTCTAAATCTTCAAACTCCATACTGTCACCCATAAAGTGAACAGATGTAAACCGTGTATTGATAGTTGCATCACCACTAAAGGAAACGCCAGGCAAGTTTACACCAGTAACAAAGTACTCTACGTTAGGTACTTTGAGAAGAGTGAATCTAAATTGACTTGGACTTGCAAAGTCTAAGTTTGTGGGTTGTCTTGTGAGTGGATTAAATGCTACCATAGTTTTTCCTCTTTCAACTATTTATAACGAAAAAAAAGGGCGCCGAAGCGCCCTTTTCCAATTTCGGTAAACTACCAAGATTACATGATGTTTGTAACTTGTACTCTTCTGTAGTATACGTTGTCGTTGGCAGTAAGTGCGCCAGAGCGTACTGTTGCACCACCAGCAAATGGGTTTGCAGTAAGACCATAACGAGTCTTGAAACCGATTTTTGGCTGGAATGTGTTCTCACCAACTGCACGAACCATTTGTAGTGGAACGTATGGGCAGTAGAACAGACCGGCATCGTAAGGTGAAGTACCTTTATAACCAACTGTGTAATACTGCTTGGCAGCACTGTTTGCTGAGTATGGGTCGATGTACACTTTGAAGCGTCCATTAAGAACACCAGCAAATGTGTTACCGGCATCATCAACATTCAAGTTGTTGTTAAGAGCAGGAGTGTAATCAAGTACACCTGCCATTTGAAGTGCAGAAGCAACATCAGATGAACAGATAATTACGTTACCTTTACCTCTACGAGTTTCTTGAGCGATTGCGTTTGCATCTCTTTCAAGTTGGAACATAAGTCCTTTGAACTTCTCAACTGACCAACGGCCGTTTGAGTCAACATCCATATCAAAGATACCTGTTGTTGCAGTATCAACCTGTGCGCCTGGCTTAGCAGTTACATAGATTGTACGGATGAGTTCACGGTTGATTTCGTTCAAGATTTCAGAAGACAAGATGTTTGCCAATTCTGTTTCAGCATCCAAACCGTGGATTGCTTTAAGGTCTTGTGCGAGTTCCATTGTGTACTCAGCTTTAAGAGCTCTTGACTTTGCTTCAACTGAGTTCTTCTCGATTGAGAAAGACATTTCAGCGAAAGAGTTAGATGCAGAATCACCAAGTGCTTCAGCAGCTGCTCTAGTCATACCAGTACCACCAGTATATGTGCCTGGTGAACCATCGTTAAGTACAGCAGGGTTTGTACCAGCTTGTGTACCAGCACCTGAGAAATCTGAGTCTGCTTCTGCATACTGATTCTCTGTACCAGTTTGGTTAGTGTAACGTGAACGCATTGCGAAGATTAACCCTGTTGGGCCAGTCATTGGCTGAACACCAGCGACATCGTATGCAATCAAGTTTGGCATAGCACGTCTTACGAGTGAGATTAAAATTGGATCCCAGTTGTCTACGTTACCGCCGGTTGCGTTAGTTGGAGCAGCTTCAGAGATAAAACCTCTATCTTCTTTAAGTGCTTTTTCTTGGTTTTCTAGGATTACTGTGGTTACAGCCTTACGATAAGAGTCATTGATTTCAGGTAAATCATTGTGCTCTAGGACTGGCTGCCACTTTTCCTGTAGATGTTCTGTGTTGAACATTGTGTTTTCTCCTTATTGAGTTTTCTAATAATATTTATAAAAAACGATTACTTAACCGTTATTTTGCACGCTTTACATTTTTACTAATCGCACTCATATAAGCACTCATAGCACCAGTAGTATCGAAGGATTCACCAGCATCTTCTGATGGAGTATCCACTGATTCAGCGACAGTTGTTGCTTTCGGGAAATAACTTTCCTTCAGCGTGTCAAGTTTACCTCTGAAGGCATCTTCATCTGTAAAATCGACATCTTCTGCAAGAGACTTAAACTTTTCGACTTCAGTGTCAGCCAAGTCCGAAGCAACCTCTGCAAATACTGATTCACGAACCAATACGTCCTTTTCACTTTTCAGTGAAGCAGACTTCTCAATTTGTTCATTCAGTTTGGATTCTAGTTCGTCAATCTTTTCAGCTTGAGTTCCTAGAAGGTCATACTTTTCATCTGGAACATCAATGTAATGTTCTGTGAAAAGGTTCTTCAATCCAGAAATGAAGTCTTCTGCAATCTCACCTTTAAGGCCTCTTTCGATTGCGATTTCATTTTCTTTCATCCATTCTTCTACAACGTAGTTCATGTATGCGTCAACCTTTTCAGTCAACTCATCACGCACTGCATTAACTTCTTCTGCAACTTCTTGCACTTTTGCTTCTTCAATTCTCTCAACTTCTGAACGAAGTTTAGACTTGACAGCAGCTTCAAAGATGGTCGATGCCTTTTCTTTGAACTCTTCAGATAGTTCTTCACCATCTGTAAGTGCAGTCACATCTTCAGATACGTCAACTGATGCAAGACGGTCATCAAGAGTAGATTCGTCAACTGACTCTTCTTTCTCTTCTTCTTCATCTTTTGACATCATCGCATCGTAAGATGCTTTAAGTTCACTTGCATTCATCTTTTCCATTTCGGAATACATTGCTGCAAGAGTATCTTTTTTAGTCATTTTGCCTTCTACGATTTC